TTCCTTTTATTATTTGCATGATGCTATGTTGACTGATGTTACGAGGAAGAATGTCCCCCAGAAAATGATCCAACCAAGGATCTCGAGTTTTGATGCTAGGTGTTTAAGTTTGTGCATGGCTTTTAGGTGTTAGATACATAGGGTATGGTGTTTAAAACCCTCCCTCCGAACTGTAATTCGCCAATACCGGCGAATTATTCCGTAAACCATGTGGTTTGGACGCCATTGTTGGCGAATTAACAGGAGGCCGAGGAGTCACCTTGAAAGCCGGATGCGGTTCGTCGTTTTCGCCGGAACCATCCTCGATGATCAACGAGCACTCTGGACCTTTAGAGACTCGGGTAGCGATTACCTGAAGACCTTCGCTTTCGAGCCATTCACTGAAACTGTCCAGCGTATCCAGATCCATTTGTTCGAGTTTATCCATCAGCACGAAACCGCACTGAGGGTTCAGCTTACGAACGATAGAAGTGGCTACGATAAGCCGCTCAGCGCCGCTCATGCAGTCCCAGCGCATGCCTTCATAGAGAAGCTCACCTTCGGAAACGGAAAGCCCTGGTAGGGGCAAATCAGCGCCCTCTAGCAGATCGACCTTTTCCCGTCTGACAGCTTCAAGCTCAGCGGTTAGCGCATCATACTTGCGAGTATACTCGATACCCTCCTCATTAGCTTTCTCTTTCTCGAGGTTCGCCCGAACGCGAGTGTTAGTCGTTTCAATCTCCGACAGTGACTTCTCAAGCGCCTCCGTAGATTCGTCCTCGAGTTGATGTGCCGCTTTACCGGCAGTCTTATAATCCTCGTGGAGTTTATCCCGATTGACTTCTGCATCGAGCAGTTCCTGTTGCAGAGCTTCGATCTTGTTTTTCAGATCGCCGATCCGATACTGGCTTTGCTCGAACCTGGATCTCGCCGCAGATGCATTTTGGCGCAGTTCTTGGTTCTTCGCATTCCGATGCAGGATAGCCTGCTGCTGATGAATGAGATCGCTAATCGAAATCAGTTCCTCTGGCGCGTCAGGATAGTAGTGCATCTCTTCTGCATGCTTGACTTTCGAGTCCCTTACCGATCCGACATCGCGACGACGATCATAAATCGTCTTCTCCTTCATTTCCAGTTTCGCCAGCTCGTCACCGACTCCGATGATGTTGAGCAGCGCCTGAACTTTTTCCTTATCGGATGACTCCATGAACTTGGGCAGATTCAATGCTAATTCTTCGATAAACGTCTTTAGCAACGACTGCCCATGAGTCATACCAGTAGGGTCTGTAACCTTAAGTACAGAGTTCTTACCCTTCCGCTCTACTACTAGACCGTTTGACAGGGTGAGTTTGATCGAGAGAGGGATATTGGACTCTCTTCGATTTGCATCTGTCGGGCGATATCTCTCGCCGCCCAATGCATAACAAATAGCGTCTAGCGAGGAAGTCTTCCCCTCGCTATTATTGCCACCGATGATGGTCATCGCTGACCCTGTGAAATTTATCTTCACAGCTTTGATTCTCTTGAAGTCATTCACTTCAAGCTCGATTAGTTTTACTGGATTTTTCATATAAGTCTTACTAAGATATCTATAATAGATTTAGTTGATTTTTGGTTAAACGAGGTGCGGGGTCCGGCCTCGGTGTGACAGACTCATCGAGTTGATGATCCTTGAATGGATGCTCTTTCAGGTTACTGAGCCAGACGTCAGGAGAAAGGAACCTCTCCCACTTATCCAGATGTCTGGATTTCTGCGAGACTTCCAGTATCCACTCTTCGCCGGTCTCGAGGTAGTCATCTGCTACGAAGGTAACCTTGTAGAATGGGTAGCCCGTAAGGTAGCCCTCGATGAATGTGGATAGTATCTTAAGTCTCATTTTCGTGGGCCTAGGAAAACTTCGTCATGGTCCTTCGGCCTACCTGGTGTGCTATATTTCTTAGGTTCCATAAGTCCCTTCTTGATAAGCTCTTCTTCAGTGATGCGACCCTCCCGAAGATACTTATTGGCTCTAGCGGAATGCGTGTTACAGAGACCCCTACTGTGGGCATCCTTTCGACACTTCGGATAGAGGCATCTTGGAATATTAGGCATGCTCATTAGTTGATAGGGGCTGGAGGTCCAATTGGGATCAGATCGTAATCCGGCCACTGTCTTTGAAGCCGGAGTAGTTCTTGGCCTTGAGCGGGAGCCAGTTCGAAGACTGACCAATGGTGATACATAGCCGCTCGGCGCTCTGCCTCCTGCTGGTCCTCGTAAAGGGTGTGAAAGGGAGCATATTGCCAGCCGATGGTGGATTTCGGCTTTACTCGAATTGTAGAGACGACATACCTCTTCTCTCTATCCTCTTTCAGGAAGGCACCCTCTAGAATCGGACCATTGATAGCTTCATCAATGGTCTTTATAAGTTTCGGCTTACCTGCTGATTCGATCAGCTGGGTTTCCAGTGCCGCGAGACTGATCATGCAGATCAGGCCAAGTCCCGTTAAGGCAGCGAGTGTGTATAGGTTTATTTTCATCGTATTAGATGCCGGTATTCCTGAACCGAGTCAGTTCGGTCGCCGGAATACTATACGGCTTATTTTTAGTTAAAGAAAGGATTCGCCCCGCTCTGACTCGATCAGCCACCCAGCGAGGCGCCCGGTTGATCAGCTTTCCAAATTCAGCACAGGTTAGTGTTTCGCTGGTGTGCGACACCTTCTGCTCGAGAAGAGATATTCGAGCCGATATGAGTCGGAGTTCCTGTAGGATGTCGTTATGTTGAGACATTAAGTCGTCGCAAGTCTTAGTAAGATTGGGTGAAAAAAAACGCCTATTCGGAGGCGTTGTGAAGGATCTCATTTACGACCTGATCCACCGTGCGATTGGTCTGGTCGGCAAGTGCCTGAAGGGCTTCGATTGTTTTACCTGGGAGGGTTATGGTGACTCTAATGAGAGGTTTTTTAAGCATGTAGAAAAAATTCTTAATATTTTTGCATAAGTCAAATCAATTTTGAATAACAAGTGCTCGAACGTGCATTAGGGTTATACCCTATAGCTGTTATCCCGTTGATCGTGATCGACTTATGTGTTTATATCGGCTGATATTTTTTTTAAACAGACAGTTTCGCTAATAAGTTAAGTAGTTCTGGTTATACTAAAATTAATATTAATAAACTTTGTATCTTAGGACCACTTGACATTTATTCACAAGTATATTTGGGTATTAATACTAATGAAACCCATTATGAATGATTCAAAAAATACAAATGCAATAGGCCCGGGCACCAAGAACATGACGATCAATGTGCCTGAGGGTGTGCTCAAGAAAATTGACAAACTGTCGGCAAAAAGCGGCATGACACGGAGCAAATACCTCAAACTCCTCATAGAGGAGGAAGTTATGCAGGGCGATTTAACTTACGAGGTAATCGCGAGAACAAAGCGTAAGCCAAATAGCACCTGAGCGCATCTGAGAGCATCTAGACACGCAAGTCATTGATTATAAGGATTAAGTTCGAGTCCAGTCAGCCCGATACACAACCCTGCTAAATAAGGGAAACGCCTTGTTTGCAGGGTTTTTTTGTGATCTGGTTGGTTGATAATAGTTGATAACGGTAGTCCAGATGTTGGATTTAGCATCTGGAAAAAGCATCTGAGAGCATCTGGGGCATATGAAAAAATTTAATTTAAGAACAGTATCCGGTCGAAAGCGACCATATGGAATCTTTTGGATCGAAGACGGAAAACGCAGGTCTAAATATTTCGCCACCGAGAAAGAACGGCAGGTTTTTTCTCGGAGCATCGGTAGCCCAATGGATCCGGCTTACCGTGAGTGGATCGAGTTCCGTAGGCGCACGGAGGGGGTACCGTTACAGGACATCCTCAATTGCTGGGCGATGTATGGACAGGGCGATGGAGGAGAGATCGTGGAAAATCTCATCGAACAATTTAAAGAAGAGAAGTGGGCGATGGGTATATCTGACGATATGAAGACTCAGTACAAGAATCATCTATCAAGATTTGTAAAATCGTTTGGGACGCACCGAATGGACACTGTGACCCCCATGGAGCTGTCAAGGTGGCTACGGTCACTGCCCTACTCGCCGGTTACCAGGAAAAACCACAGGAAGTCCATCAGGTCACTCTACAACTGGGCGGCCGACAGGGGATACTGTAGAAAGAATCCGGCGAAAATAGTAAAGGACGAAACCGTAGTCTCCGACATCGAGATTATCAGCGTGGAGGATTGCCGTAAGCTATTTGAAGCGAATGTAGGCTCACACGCAATCGGTCGATTGGCTCTCGAGGCATTCGGTCTGCTCAGATACTCGTCAGCGAAACGATTGCGCCCCGGGGACATCAATTGGGAGGAGCGCGGGATAACATTGCCTGCCGCCCAGTTGAAGACCTCGCGACGGACCTACGTGGACGGGCATCCGGATAATTTGTGGGGGTGGATGCATTACGCACCTAAGGAGTGCTGGACAATGTCCGAGCGCAGATACCAAGAGGAGAAGCGTAAGATGTTCATCCGATCAGGGGTGAAGCACCCAAAGAACGTCCTGCGTCATTCAGCCTGCACCTATCACTACGCAGCCTTCAAGAATCCTGGCCTGACAGCTTCCTTGATGGCGCATACGAATCTTCGGACGATGGAGCAATTTTATCGAGGGAGAGCAACCCAAAGTGATGGGGTGGCATATTTCGAAATCTACCACCCCACGAAAAAACTTTAAGACATATCGACATATTTACGCCATATCGACATATTTACGCCATATCGACATAGACAAGCCATTATACTTAAGGTATTATACCTTGAGTGGATCGGGTATTGCCAATCGGTTACAGGACACTTCAGGAGATTCTTACGGAAACTTTTGGAGACGTTGTGCATGTAAACGACCGATCTTACACATTTCCAAACGAGGACTACTTAATCGCCGCCGCTCAAAGGCTGATCAAAAAGAATAACCGCAAGGGACTTTCTTTTGGGCCGAAGTGGGATTGTGACGACTTCGCTATTGATTTTGTTAATCTCATTAAAAAGAATTTCGCTGTTACAAGCGACAGCACCGCTGAAGGTATCGCTGTCGGATTTGTCAGCTACAGAGATATTCAAACCGGCTTCCATGCCATCGTTTGGTTCCTGTCGCCGGACTCAGAGGTTAAATTCATAGAACCGCAGACCGGTCAATTAACTACCTTATCGAAAACGGAGGCGCAGAGCGCAGCTTTAGTATGGGGTTAAGTATGCGTGAAGAACCATCGATGAGTGACAACAAGGAGAATATAAAACTGCTAGCGACTCTAATTGGTACATTGTGCCTCGTTATAATCGTCCCGATGTTTGGCTGGGGGATGAAGTCGTTCATCGATTTTGCCAAAGAGACCGAAGGGCGATTGGCGGTATTGGAATTTAATGCAGCGCAGGGAACTCGCTATACACTGGAAATGGCTGAACGCGATTTCATTCCAATTGTAGAAAAAGTGAACGACCACGAATTGCGAGTTAGATTCTTAGAAAACTCCCGGCGCGACTGATTTTTACCGTAGTCTTATTAAGACTTAATACATAACCCACAGAAAACATGAATGCAATTATCGGCTTAATTCGCCATATTCTCACATTCGCCGGTGGCTTCGTAGTAGCATCCGGAGACATAGCTGAACCTCAACTGGATACCTTGGTCGGCGCTCTGGTCACCGTAGTCGGGATCGTTTGGTCGGTTCTGGAGAAACGTAAAAAGAAATCAATCCCCACCGCTATTGTGCCGATGCTCCTGATACCGCTCATGGTCGCTTGCGTGGCACTTCCCAGTGGATGTGTCAGAGGAGTGGATGGAGAGGTTACAATGGATCCTAACGCGAAAACATTCCTAACGAATGCCGCTAAGGTCGCTGTCTTGATCGGAGTATCTCATGCGACAGCTGGTGTGAGCGAACTCGCTCCCTTCACCGGAGTCCTCTCCAGTGGGATCAATAACATCTTTGCATCCAATGAAGACCCGAAAGAGATCGGTAACGAATTGAAAATGCTGTTTTCAGATATTGCACTCCAGATTGGTAATGAAGAGTTGAATCAGATCCTGTTGGAAAGCGTAAAAGACCAACTGGTTCCTGATGTTCCAGGTGCGGTTGTAGGCGGCGCTGATCAGTATCAATACAACTCCAAGATCGCCGAACAACTTGTGCTCTAGTGGTTCAACTCTCTGACAGAGAATTAGCGAAAGAATTTGGCGTCTCGCCACAAGTGCTGGCGAGACGCTTCAAAGCTTCCAATATTAAGACTGGAAAGGGTATCAAGCACACTATCCTACAGGCTCACGAGGCGTTATCTAAAGTGTCCGGAATAGGGGCTGCACTGGACGCTGCAAAGCTCAAGAATCTTGAGGAGGATGCTATCCGGAAATCTTTCGAGAACAAACAACTCGAGCGAGAGCTTGTAAGTTTGGACGAAGCTTTCGATCTGGTAGTTGGCCGATTTAAGACGCTTGCGAAAATGGTCAAGGACATCCCGTCAAGACTTGCGGTTCCGTGCAACCCTGCCGACCACGAGTTATCGTTTGAGGTTCTGGATGAATACACTGGCAAACTTTGCGACGAGATCCAAAAGGCATGCACGAAGAAGTAAAGGAAGCGCTTCTAAACGGAGTCGCGAAACTTTTCCGAAGACCACCAAAGACATCAGTCACTGAGTGGTGCGAGGCGAACCTTCAGCTCGGCACGATCCAGACCGATACGCCGGGTCAGTATTCCACCAGGCTAACGCCCTATGTTCGGGATGTATTAGAGGACTTTAAAAACCCGTCGATTGAATCAGAGACACTTTGCTTTGGTGCTCAGACGGCAAAGACCATGACCATGATGGCAGGTCTCGCTTGGTCTCTGGTAAATAAGCCGCAACCAGCTATGTGGGTGATGCCCAATAAGGATTTGGCGGGATCATTTTCAGAGACGCGACTCCAGCCTCTTTTTATGGACTGTGAACCGCTCATGGAACTCAAGCACCATGACCGGCACAAGTGGAAGCGGATGAGTATGGAATTCATCGGCTCGGTTTTTGCCCTCATTGGTTCCAATTCTCCGGCCAATTTGGCATCGCGACCGGTAGGAATCCTGATCATGGATGAGACAGATAAATTCGCCGAGTCCAGTGACAAGGAGGCGAATGCGCTGGAACTCGCTGAGATGAGAACTAAAACTTTCTCGAGTCCTAAAATTTTAAAAACTTCGACGCCATCAACTCCGGAGGGTGCAATTTGGAGGAATTTTCTAGAGGGAACCATGCACAGGTATTTTCTGCCATGCCCCGAATGCGATGGAGAGATTGTCTTATCATTGAACCCATCTAAAAGTGCCATGCCTAAACTGGGGTGTGAGGCGGCGCTCAAGTGGGATCAAAAAGCTCGTGGCCCGAATGGTTGGGATTATGACAAGGTCGAGAAATCGGCGCACTACGAATGCCCTCACTGCAAGGGGAAGATCTGGGATCGTAGCAAAACGAAGATGCTTAGGAATGGAGTCTGGCGCCAGACGAATCCCTACGCGGATCCCCGACAGGTTTCCCGACACTTGCCGTCTTCCTATGCCCCGTGGCGCAAGTCATCCTGGGGCAGGTTGGCAGTAGAATTTCTCAAGTCGATGGAAAGCCTCGAGGGGCTAAAGGGATTCATCAACGGAACTCTGGCCGAACCGGACATGGCACAGTTCGAAGGAGGCGATAACGGCCGCAAGGAAGCTGTCATCACAGAACTAACTCCACTCGTGAAGACTTACCGGATCCTGACAGCAGATAAGCAGATCGATCACCTGTGGTGGATTGTCAGAGAGTTTATACCCGGGGGTCACTCACGATTGGTAGCCTGGGGGAAGTGCGACACTGAAGATGATCTTGAGACGATTCGGGCCGAGCATCAGGTAAACCCCGATCTCACCTGTGTGGATTCCGGATACGAGGCGACCACTGTCTACCAAGAGTGTGCTCGCTTTGGTTGGTTTGCAATACGTGGAGACGACGCAGAATCGTGGGTGACCCACGATAAGGAGAACAAAAAGTCATTTGAACTCCCCTACCGTGTGAGGATATTCGATCCGTATATCGGTACCAAGAATCAGGGGAAAAAGAAGATCGCAGAACTCAGGTGGTCTAATCCATCGATCAAGGATATTCTGCACCGTCTTAGAAATTCGGATACGAGTCCGGTTCGCTGGGAGATACTGGAGAACCTCGCGACAGATGAATACTGGAGACACCTCGACGGGGAATTTAAAGACAAAGTCTTCAACCCCAGAACGGGGAAAATTAAGCACATGTGGGTTAAGCGATCAAGGCATTGGCCCAATCACCTTTTGGACTGTGAGTGTATGGCGCTCGCAGTTGCAATGAAAGTAGGAATCCTAAAGACGAAAGAAATTAAATGAGTGAGAGATTGTTAAGTGTGTGCGAAATCGCCTGTGAGTTAGGACGGTCAGAGAGTTACGTTTGGGCGATGAGAAGGAAGGGTTTTGTGATGACCGGAGGGAGAGCGACCCTATCGGAGGCTAGATCGTTTTTATTGAAGGTTCCGAAACCATTAAAGGAAACTAAAGGAGACTGAAGGATACTACATATTGTGCTTTCCATCTTAATAATACTTAATATGGGGAGTGTCAGTTCCTACCAGCGTATTCAAAGAGTTCATCCGTAAAGTATACCGTGCAGCGCAAGCTGCCAGTGTAGACCGTGATGTATACCTGGATGGTTTGGCCGATGTAGCCTTAGCAACATGGGAGAGTGGAAAGACACTATCCAGTTCATCCACAAATGGCACCACTGCTTCCTATGAGCTTTTCTACGGATGGAACCCAGAGTCGCTACTCGAAAACATCGCCAGAGCGCGGGACTACGTATCCTACGCAACTGTGACGCTGGCGCTCGCTGAGATTAAGGCGATCCGGCACGTATCTTCAAAGTTTACCACCATCAAGAAATGAAGCCATTAAAAGAGATCTGGAACTTTATATGGCGAGCGTCTGATGTAGGATCCTCAGGATACGAGGCATCCAAGTCCAATAATAACCGGTCCACGCTCGACCAGCCCATCCAGAATGCCCGACAAGACCTTAGTAAGGTAACCCGGCGCGAGATCCTGCGAAAGGCTCGATACCTTTACAAGAATTCCCCGATGGTCCGAGGACTCATCGAACGGCTAGTAACATTCACTGTCGGCACAGGACTTACACCCATACCCATGTCTTCAGATCCCGTGTGGAACGAGAAGGCATTGAAGGCGTTTAAGGGCTGGAGCAAAAATGCTGACATCGAATCGCGGCTTCCTTTCGAGGCATTACAAGCCGTCATTTTCAGGGCAATGCTGGTTGATGGCGATATCTTTAGCCTGAACACTTACGGACCTTCCGGTCGCCCCAGGATGCAATTGATTGAGTCCCATGACATCGTATCCAAAAACACACACAACAGCAACCCTGATGGTATTGAACTCGATGCCTATGCCCGACCTTTAAACTATATCTGGCGCGAAGACAGTTACGTTCCTGCCAGCGATATGGTTCACTACTGGCTTCCAGAGAGAGCCGGTCAAAAACGTGGCGTATCTATACTGGCTTCCGTAATCAACGTGAGTCACGATGTGGATGACATTCTCGCGCTGGAGAAAGCCTCCGTGAAGGATGGATCCTCCAAGACCGATATTATCAAGACGGCTGATGGAGAACTACCGACCGATGACTATATTGGCGAAAGTATGCAGGATGCGGATGTGGCCAACAGTATCCCCGAGATTACTAATTACTACAGAACTATTTTCTCACCTGAAGCGAAGGTGATGCGTAAGGGCGATGAGTTCGATCCTTATGTATCCGGCAGACCTTCACCCGCGTGGATGGGTTTTATGGACTTCCTGACAGATCTGATCTGCATGGGACCAGGTCTCCCACCTTCGCTCTTAAAAGGAAACAAGGTAGGAGGCGCAGATACTCGTCGCGATGTGGCTACCGCTCAACGTGTGATCGAGAACTGGCAGCGTAACCTCGCTACCGGACTCCAGCAAGTATGGGAATACGTGATACTGGAAGACATTAAGTCTGGGGCATTACGGGGAGCACCGGCAGACTGGCGCGAGACCGAATGGCAAACTCCAGCTAAACTCACGGTCGACGCCGGTCGTGAAGCTGATTCAGATCGGGAAGATGTGAAGCTCGGCCTACTAACCCGAAGAGAATACTTCTCGCGCTGGGGTATGGACTGGAAAGCGGAGACCCGACAGCAAGCAGTTGAGGCAGCTGAGATCAGTGCGCTCGCTAAAGAATTTAAAGTTGAGCGCGGGGAAATCTGTCTGCTTGACCCCAACGAGTTGTCGGCAAACGCGCAGGTGGAGAAACCCACCGAGACGCCCCCGACCGAACCGAAACTGCAACCTGATAAATCCAAACGGAAGTTTATAAAACCATCCAAACGATAATGTCAAAAGAAGCCTTTATAATCAAATGCGCCCAGGAAAGAATCTCTGAAAAGAAGTCTTTAGAATACGCACCTCCAGGGACACACACCATCCACGCAAAGAAGGACGGATCCGCTGCGGTGGTAACCGTGACCGTGGATGAGGCAGCAGCTCAGGAACTTGATGACGATCTACAGAGTTGGCTGAAAGCCGCTGAAGCGGGAGATGTATCCCGACCATACATTGACTTCGATCACGAAGGAAAAGGCGCAGCAGCTATCCCAAATCGTTTCTACTGGGACGATGGCATCCGACTAGAAGTGGAGTGGACATCCAGCGGAATCGATGCCGTGCAAGGCAAAAATTATTCATATTTTTCACCTGAAGTGATGATCGACACCGAGACCGGCAAGATCACTGGATTACCGATCCATGGAGCAATCGGCTCTTTGGTAAATACTCCGGCATTTCAAAATATCAAACAGCTAGCAGCTGCTAGCACAAAAACCGAACCAAGCACCAAAATGACCATTGAAGAAATTCAAGCGAAACATGATGCGTTGGAAGTTAAGCTAGCAGAAGCCAAAGAGGCCAATGCAACACTTCAGGCTTCCTACGACGAAGTTCTCGCAGAGCGCGATGCAAAGGTAACTGAACTCGAAGCTTCCGTAGCCGAGGTCACGACCCTTTCTGCCAAACTCGAAACCGTACGCGAAGAGAAGATCAACGCGAAGATCGAAGCCAAGAACATCAAGGAAGAAAATCGTCCTGCCGTATTAGCCGCATGTTTAAGTGCAGCTGACGACGGAGAAGCGGTCCTTGCTGCATTCGAAGCACCTGCACCCGGAGGTCATCCTCCTCTAAAGAAAGAAGTAGTTAAAGCACCCGAGCTAGTTGGTCTCGCTCGTTTGACTGCGGCTATCAGCGAAAACCTTAAAGCGAAAGCACTATAATCATGGCTCACTTAAATCTACTTGATGTAGCAAAACTCAACGGTTCCGACGATGTCGTCGGGTTGATCGAAGAAGTAATCACGGAGACTCCAGAGATCGAGATCTTCCCCGTTCGCACCATTAATGGTACGAGTTATAAAACGTCCATGAGGACTTCCCTACCTGGTGTTGCTTTCCGTAACGCTAACGAGGGTGTGTCTCCCGGGAAATCTGAGTTCGAAAACGGTATCGCCGAGTGCTTTATCCTCGACGGACAGATCGAAGGTGACAAGAAAGTTATCGATGCCGACGAACGCGGAGTTGCTCACATGCTGGGTCTCGAGGCTTCCGGTATTGCGAAGTCTACTCTCTTGCACATTGTAAGCCAGCTGTATTACGGCGCGGCAAACGATACCAAGGGTTTCCAAGGTCTAAAGAACTTCACCGCTTTTGGTGGTGAGTATACTAAGGACGCAGGCGGCACAACTGCTGGCACTGCATCCTCTGTATTCGGAGTTCGTTTCGGCGAGCAGGACACAACCATGATCATGGGCAACAACACGACGTTGACGCTCGGCGAATGGCGCACACAGCAGTTGACTGACTCAGCCGACTCTACCAAGAAATACACCGGTTATGTAAATGACCTCGGTGGATGGATTGGTCTGCAAATGGCTTCCAAGTGGAGCGCAGGTCGGATCTGTAATCTGACAGCCGACTCAGGCAAGGGACTGACAGAAGATCTGATCATCGATTGGCTCGAAATGTTCCCGGCAGCCAAGCAGCCTTCTCATATTTTTATGAGCAAGCGTTCCATGACTCAGCTCCGCAAGAGCATGACTGCTGCCATCACGTTGAAGGGAACTTCTCTTAGTGGCAAAACTGTTACTCCTGCTGAAGCGAAAGCCGCAGTGGAAGAATCCACAGGTGTGACTATCGTTGTCTCTGACAGCATCGTCAACACTGACGCAATCGAATCTTAATCTTAGTAAGACTTACCATCATGGCCAGAAATATTAAAGACGCAGATCTTATCAAGACCGTCGCACTCGCCGCTGCTGGAGCATCTAGCAGCACAGGCTCAATCGATCTTAACGTATCCTCTGGATCCGCTTTGACCGAGAACATCGAGTTGGTATTGGACATCCCTGTCCTCTCCGCTCTCGTTGACACCGAGACTGTCACAGTAACCATCGAAGACTCAGCAGACAACAGCTC